GTCGCAGCTGTACCTTGCGAGGCGAACTTCCGTAATGACAGGAAGCTCACTTCATCAGAGACTTCGTCTCTGATGTACCTCGTGCGTGCGGCGTGCAGAGAGTCTAGAAAGCTCGAATGGAGCCTAAATAGCCTCTCCACGGTCCAACACGTAAGACGGTCACTAGCATCGGATAAGTCCACCGTTGCTAGTTCCCGATCCAAGGAAGCCTTTAGTACAAGATCACCCGATTTGGATTGATCATGGAAGTCTACAAACGGTCTTGCGACCGAATTGCGGACCTGGCGTTGAAGCCAGTGCCAGATCAATTGCTGGCACCACATTTGTGATGCCGGCTCGGATGCGATGAGTCTAGGACCTTTTGCGGTCTTAGGCACACACATCAACCTACTAGCTAGTTCATGGTTAGCAGGTCGTCCCTCTGGGGACCCAGCGGTTTTACCGCAGAGTTCATAAGGGAACTTGTACTGAAGCTTACTGGGCCAGCTCTTCCAATCAGATTTCTCTGACTGGGACACTCGCTCAGCTACAGCACCTTTTCCGTGCTTAAAACCGACACCTAGTCCATTCGATTCCAAACTGGCAGAATAGCCAATTGGATCTAAGGATTCCCAGGTGCCGACGATCACATCAGCTACTTGCTGGATGCGATCGAGGAGCCTACGATCTTCTTTCCTTTGCGCAACCTCTTCTTCCGTCGCTGCTTCGCAGCTATGAAAGAGAGGTAGCGCGTCAGAAAGATCGGCAACACAATCCCCAAGATGGAGACTGTAGCGCTTAGTATCGTAGGAGAACCTGTCGTCTGCCCACTGCAAAGTAGGCCGTCTAAGGTTTCTTTCGACATCGTGGAAGTTCCTGACCGATTGTTGAATACGGTCGGGAGAACATTCCACAACCAGTTTCTTCCCAAGACAGCAAAGCTGCCTCAAAAAGAAAATGGCTGTAATGTCGGCCTCCTGTCTTAAGCATGACTCCTTATCAAACACCCGTAACCATAGTCCCGAGAATAATCTTGGCACCTTGGTCCTCTTAGAAACCGCCTTCGTTAGCGGTCCTTCGAGCGTTAGACGGCCATCTTCGAGACCCCTTAGTAATAAGGAATCAAGATGAGGGAGATCTAGGGTAAACAACCCTAGACCTCTAGTTTGACAAGTAAGGGCGATTCTCTCTTGATCGAGATCAAAGCCCTTCAAGTCTGGGTATGCTCCTTGCACATCTTTACAGAGTGCTCGGAAGACATGGAGTACTGCATTCACTTGGCTCTTCATATCATCCTCCATTGGAAGGTGTGATTCCAAGCCGCAGAACGCTCTCCCTTCTACGAGTTTCCTTAAGACTCGTAGTTCATCAATTTGGTAATATTCGCATTTGTACTGGCAGTTAGCCAGGCGAATAGCGCCGACGCCACATAAGTGGGATCAGTCAGGGTGTCACCCTGCTGATTCTCGATGACGACGTACGTTTTGCGTACGGTCGATAAAGACGCCGGTGCGACCGGAAATACTGTATGCACGAACTCGACGTTGTGACGATCTATAAGAACG